TTTTAAATTGTTATAAATGTAAAAAAATAATTTTAATCAAAGAATTCCAAAAAATGTTATATCAATTAAACAATTTAGTACATGGTACGGTCATGAAACGACCATCCGCAATTCTCAAAACACCCTATGTTGCCGATGTTTTACTATCAAACAAAGATCAAGTGATCGCGCATAGTTTATCCCTTGGTTGCTGTGGTCTTGCCGACATAACTGCTCAAGTATTACTAGAGGATTTAACAAGTATTCAAAAAGAAAAAATAAATAAAAAAACCGAAAAACCAAAATGCTCACATCGTATACATCTCTCTATATCTCGAGATGAGGAAAGAAAAAAAGAAATTATTATTGGAATCAATCCAAAATTAGCCGAAATCCTGGTTGAAAAGGCTCTTGAACAAAATGTAGTACACTGTTTACAAAATATAAAGTCATACAAGAGAGAAGTCACTATGCGGATTTGCGGAAAAGTCGATTCGCGTTTTGATTTTACCGGGATTGACCAAAACGGAACACCTTTCATCATGGAAATTAAAAATGTCCCCCTCGCCGACTATGAAGATGTTGCGTCTAAAGATCGAAAACACATGGATTTCACTGGTAGAGACTTCTCCTCCAAAGTCGCCTATTTTCCCGACGGCTACCGAAAAAAAAGCGCCGATCCAATCAGCCCTCGCGCATTAAAACATGTTCAAGAACTCACCTGGATCAAAAATCAGGACCCTCGTATTCGTTGTATATTGTGTTTTGTAATACAGCGTTCAGATGTAAATCGTTTTGCGCCATCCGTGATTGATCCCATATATCGCGAGGCAGTTCGTGTTGCCATGGAGGCCGGTGTTGAAATTATACCCCTCGTAATCAAATGGGAACGCTCTGGTGAGACCTCTTATGAAGCCCATTTTGTTTGCGACGATTTACCTATTGTATTCTAGGTTTTTCCTGGTAAATAATTCTACAAAAGAAACGACTTAAAAATACCCGAGTATTTGTTATAATTGTTATTCGGAAGAGAAAATGAAAAAGAACGCAAAATTGCTAGAGGATAATAAGAACCAGCATGAAACAATATACTTATATCCCAACAACAATAATGCGGAGAAAAGTGAAGAGAAAAATATGATCCCTAAAGAAATTCCGCTATTTTGGATGCATCCAGAGATACTCGCAGCTATTGCTATGGCTGTTCCGGGAATATTTAGCATATATTACTTATTTTTCGTGGGAAAGGATGTGATAATAAACCCTTTGGGCACTCAGATATGTGCTATATCTTGTTTATGTCATTTTCCTTGGAGTGCTGGTTTGCATGTATACAGAGCTTATGGAAGTTATCCTGTTTATCGCAGTTACCTATATAAAGCGGACGTAGCGTTTCATCATATTTATTCTCTTTCTACAAGATATGCGTTTTCATTACATTTTTCACTTGTGGAGACAATATTTCATGTGTCATGTATTCTACACTTGATTTATTGTGATCCTCTAAAAAATCCAGAGAGGAAGAAAATGATAGGAATTTTATCAGCAATTGGACTAGGTTCATGTGCGTTTGACTTGTTTAATCGCTCCACTAACCATTTCTATCTTGCGTTAGGTATTGCGGGAGTTGGATTTCTCATTCATCATAACGAATTGCTAGGCGCATACTCTCCTTTTTGGTTTCATATCTGCTTAGCTGCCCCACATTACTGCGTTTTACAAGGTTTGAATACTGTTGTATATTGTGTTTCCTGAGTCAATAACGCCATTAAGAAAATAATTCTACTAATTAAACGACTTAAAAAGACCCAGCTAAAGATAAATATGTCATCAAGTTATACAACCCAAAATGATTTGTTGTTGAACAATTTAATGGATTTTTACAAGAAGGACAATAATTTAGATAAAATGTTGAAAATCATTACAGGCGAATCTAAAATATCACTGCGTATTGTAGACTGGTTTGCCACCAATTATGCGAAAAAATATTATACATTGTATTCTTTTGAGGATGTCAATGGAATCACCAGACGATTCAAGGTGTATGTCGATTACAAATTAAAACTAAAAGCTTACAGCAAACGCCGGTTTGACCCGTTCTGCCGTTGGGACAGAATCAGTATTCCGTACAAAGAAGAAGGGACTTTTATCGAAACCACAATCGGTCAATTGAACTTTTTTAAATGGACCTTGGAAAATAAAGTGGTTGATTATATTGAGGAAAATTATGAGACGATTGAAAAGGACATGAATAATCGTAACAGTACATCAAAGAGAAAGGAAATCGCATTGGAAAATAGTGCGACCAAGACGAGAAAGAAGCGCGAGGAGTTATCCGTGTCAGCTACCAAGAGCATCAAAAAAGAAAAGGTGGAAATCGTGGTGAATTTTAATTAATGCTTTTGATTATAAAAACAAAAGCTTTTGCTTTTAGAAAGTTAAAGTTATTAATAAATAAACGATATAAAGAGAATACTTTATATTGTTTATAATATGTCGAATCAAATAGACATTGTTGCGTTGATTGAAGAAAACCCAATCACAAAATTATCCAAAGACTATAATGTGAAATTGTTAGTAAAAATTAAAGAACAATTTACAGATTTTGAACAACATTTATTTTTATCAAGTTTTTACTGTTACTTGAATTGTGACCCGATAAATGATTTTGTCATTGATTTAGATGATATATGGAAATGGATTGGCTTTGGGCAAAAAGTTAATGCTAAAAGAGTTTTAGAAAAAAACTTTACACTTGATAAAGATTATAAATTAACGCTTTGCCAGCTGGCAAAGCAAACAACCCATACCAAAGGTGGTCACAATAAAGAAACTTTTTTGTTAAATATAGAAACTTTTAAAAAATTTTGTCTTAAAGCCGGAACAAAAAAAGCTGACGAAATACATGATTATTACATGAAACTTGAAAAAATAATTCAACATATTTTACAGGAAGAATGTTGTGAAATAAAATTACAATTAGAACAAAAGGATAAAATAATTGAAAATCAAGTAATCCAAACCGAAAAAGAAAAAGAAAAATTAAAAGAAGATACATTGATTGAACAATTTCCATTAAATACACAATGTATTTATATTGGGAAAATCGACAATAAAACCTTGGGAAAACCCAACAGTAAAATGTATCATGAAACCGTTATTAAATTTGGTCAAAGTAATAATTTAGCCGAAAGAGTAAAACGCCACAAAAATACCTACGAAAATTTTAGGTTACACGCTGCTTATAAAGTGAAAAATAAAATAGAAATGGAAAATTGCATTAAAAAACATCCATTACTTCAAAAAAGAATTCGTCTGATAACAACAACAGATAATATAACGCATCGCGAATTATTAGCACTTGATGATGATGAGTTTACTCTGGAAAAAGTAGAAGAACTTATCAAAGAAATCATCAAAGAAAATGAATATAATATGGAAAATTACAATTTGTTAATCAAAAAGAACGACGAATTACAAAATGAAATATACAAATTAAAAGAAGAAATGTCCGAAAAAGATAAAATAATAAAAAACAGCAATAATAAAATTCAAAAATTAGAACACGATGTTACTGATGAAATTAAATTAAAAATAGCAAGTAATTATTCTATTTGTAAATACGGTTATTTTTTATACGCTTATCAATATGAAAATATGCGGTTTATTTGTTCTATTACGCGTCAAAAGGATTATGACACATTACAAAAATCTTTAAAAGATTTACATCCGGCAGGGGAAATGAAATATTTTGTGAAATCATCTTATCCATTTACTGAAAAAACAATGACATTTATTCTAAAACAAAATTGTGTTTCTCTTGGTCAAAATAAATTTGAAACATCGCCGGATAATATTAAAAAAATACTTGATATATCTGTGAAATTAGAGGAATTGTTAATTCATCAATCAAAAGACTTGGATACATTATCAGATATATTTTCAAACAATAAAATAACCGTTGAAAATGAAGAAACTGATCCAGAAGTTCCGATTGTAAGAAAAGCAAAGAGATCTGTTGATCAAATAAATAAAGATACTGGAGAAATCGTCGCAACATTTGAAAGTATTGAAGCAGCTGGAAGAGCTCTAGGTTTAACAACAGGTACGGCAGTGGGAATCGCACTTCGTGAATCTCGTGTATGTGGTGGATTTTTATGGAGATATTCGGGTATATCAAAAGAAGAACAATTCAACGAACAACCTGTTATCAAAATATGTTGTAGTACCGGAGAAAAAAAATTTTTCAAAACAATCGCGCATGCTGCAAGGGATTGTAATGTATCGGCACCCGCATTAAGACGCAGAATTCTTACACATGTTCATATAAACAATCATCATTGGATATTTGATAAAACCGCAAATCACTATAGTTAGTAAAAAATACGTATTTTATACCATTGACTATTTTTATTTACATAAATAGTCAATTACACAAAAAACAATATTAAATATTTTGTTTTATTGAATACTAATAAAACAAAATATGGGTCATTCCCAATCTATTCAAAAAATAAATTTCGAAGATATGCAAACCGTGTATAAAAATCCGGAGCTTTATTTGCTCATCAATACTCTACCAGTATCGGAACAAGGTTGCCTTATTTATAACACGATTAAACCTGAACAAGAAGAAGGTGTCATTAACAGATATATGGGCGGGAACAAAGGCATACGAATTATTATCTACGGAAAAAATTCAAATGACGAATTAATATACAAAAAATACAATCAATTAGTTGGGTTAGGGTTTGCCAATGTATATGTATATATCGGGGGTCTTTTTGAATGGTTGATGCTACAGGATATTTACGGGTTC